TATCAAGTGGGGGTGCGAAGATGAAGATTAAAAGTATCGCCGCTATCTGCAAGAAGAACAAGAATATTGCAATCTTCGAGCGGTACAGCGACGACGGCGACATATTAACGCAGTACATCGGCGACGGATCGGCGGTTTATCCGGTTGTCGGGCTTCCCCAGCTTGACAAAGAAAGCCTTTTGACGATCTTCGACGTTCCGGAGATAAACGGGCGCAAATGCGGACGGACAACGGATTACATGAAGGACGGCAAGGGCTACCCGCTCAATTATTGCCCTTCGTGCGGAAGGCGGGTGAAGAATGAATAACCGACAGCAAAAGCCGCCCTTGAAGTGCTTGCTGGGCATTGATCCGGAGAAAACGCAGAAATGCAAGCCTTCGGAATGCGCTTCTTGCGGCTGGGAAGCGGCAGAAGCCGCACGGCGGCGGGAGTACGTGAAGGAACACGGCTTGACGCTATGCGCCGACGGCTTCCGGCGGCTGATTATTAGGAAGGAGAAAGACATGGCAACACCTTATAAGGAATGCCCGCATTGCGGCGCACATCTTGACAGCGGCGAAAAGTGCGAATGCCGCGCCGAGGAAATCGAAACGGTGCATTCGCAGAAATGCGCTTGCGGGCTTACGGAACAGGACGTTGAAAGCGGCTGGGAATGCCCGCTTGATAATCCGAACGAAACCATCGAACGTTGCGAAGATTGCGCTTTTGCAAAAGAAACCGATTGAAAGAGAGGGTAAAGACAATGACAATTAACGAGTTTGCGGCAGAGGTTCACAAGAACGCCGTTGACCACGGATGGTGGGAAGGCGAAAGAACGTTTCCAGAGATCGTGGCGCTTATTCATTCGGAGGTATCCGAAGCGCTGGAGGAATACCGCGACGGGAAACCGCTTCTTTATTTCCCCTGCAACGCTGGCGGCGTTTGTTGCGAAGAGGACGGAAGCGCGCATTGCGGAAGCCGCCCTTACGATCCGGAAAATCCGAACGCCCGTTGTTCCGCGCAGAGCAAAAAGCCCGAAGGGATCGCGGCGGAGCTTGCCGACGTGATTATTCGCGTTCTTGATTATTGCGCGTATGCCGGAATTGACATTGAAAACGTGCTGGAGGTAAAGCACGAATACAACAAAAGCCGCCCGTATCGGCACGGCGGCAAGAAGTGTTAATCATGGCAGAGCGGGTGAACCACCCGCCGCACTATAACGCGGGCGGGATTGAGTGTATCGACGCGCTGGAAGCCGCGACAAGCGGGCTTCAAGGTATCGAAGCCTTTTGCACAGCGAACGCGATCAAGTATTTGTGGCGCTGGAAGCTGAAAAACGGTGAAGAGGACTTGCAAAAGGCGGTTTGGTATATCAACAGACTTATTCAACGAGCGGGCGCAGACAGCGCCGCAGGAAAGGAGCTATTCAATATGAAAGAGAACAAACACGGCTTCGAGCCGAAACAGGAATTCACAATGGGCGGGATCGCTTGGACGGTCATTCAGACGGGCGCGGATTGGGTGAAGTGCATTGCTTCTAAATGCGTCGAGGAACGCGCCTTCGATGAAGGGAACAAGAACGACTTTGCCGATTCTTCCCTTCGTGCCTATCTGAACGGCGAATTCTTGCGCCGTCTGATTAAGGCGGGCGCGCCGGAAGAAATGTTCGAGTATTTCAACATCGACTTGACCGCCGACGACGGCTTGAAGAATTACGGCGGCGATCGCGTCCGGATCGGGCTTATCACTTGCGAGGAATACCGCCTTTTGCGCGGCAACATTCCGGCGCTTCCGGATCGTTGGTGGTGGACGGCTACGCCGGACAGTCCGGTAAATTCTTTCGTCCGCAACGTCGATTCGGACGGCTCTTTGTACTACAGCGGCGCGTGCTACGGCTACGGTGGCGTTCGCCCGCTTTGCAATCTCAAATCTGAAATCTTGGTATCGTACTTAAACGGCGAGAACGCAGAGGAACAGAAGAAGCGCGCCGAAGCCGTCGATATGATGAAGCATATTGCCGCCGCGTGGGACATCGACGCGGAAGAAGTTTTCGGGAGGGCTGACGAATGACAATGTATCAATTCATGGTGAACGCCTTTTATATGCTTTGCGGCGTTGCTTGCGTCGCCGCTTCCGTTGTGATCGTCTACATCGTTTTGAACGTGCTTTTCAGAGCGCTTCGGAGGGGCGGCGGGAACAATGGCAGATATTAAGATCGACGAAGAAATGCTTTTGCGCGCGGGGCTTGGGATCGGCTACGCGTTCGCGCCCTTCTTTCGGGGCATTATGAACGGCGTTGAAGATTACACGATCGAACAGGCGGCGCGGGAAATGCAGGAAGAACACGACGCACAGGAAGCCGAAGAGGGCTTGAAACGTCCGGTTGAAAAAACGCTGATCGGCGATTGCCGGAAGTGCTGGTGCGATCAATGCGCAAAGCTGGAACAATGCGTTCACTTGCGCGAAGGCGCGCTTCCGGACGGGGTACGCCCGTTCCCTTGCGTCGGGTGCGCGGACGGAATGCGCTTCAAGCCTTGCGAAGAAGAACGGTGCGCCGACTTCGAGCAGGGCGCGGGATTTAATAACGGCTGACAAAACAAAAAAAGAGAACGTCCGGTTGCGACGTTCCGGACGTTCTCTTTTCCTCTTACATAGCTGTAAAAGGAGCTATTCAATATTGAAATTATAGCATTTTACGGCGCTTTTGTCAAGGAAGGGCGGCGGGATTATGCAGAGGGTTAAAAGACGTATTTTTTCGGGCGTTGTATGTGAACAAGAGGTTTACACCGTATCCGATCGAGCGAACATCAAGAAAGCTGAACCGCGACCGCGCTTCAAGGACGACGAAGAGCGCGCGCAACACCGGATCGGCATATCAAAGCGGAAACACCAGCGGCTGGTTAATGAAAACTTTTCGCCGCTTTCCTTATATAGTACGCTGACGTTCGACGACGACAGCGAAGTTCATACATTCAGCGAAGCGCGCAGAATACGCGACAATTACTTCCGGCGGCTTCAAAGGGCTTGCCCCGACGCGAAGATCATTATTTACATGGGGCGCGGCAAGTCTACGAACCGAATTCATTTTCACATGATTTCGGACGGCATACCGGAAGAAACGATCAGCGGCAAGTGGAACGACGGATCAGCAATCCATATTCGGCACTTGCGCGAACACAATTATTATAACGGCGTTGACTACGGGCAGGATTACACGGGGCTTGCGGATTACCTCTTCAACCATTGGACACCGGAACAGGGCGGACACCGTTGGAAGGCGACGCGCAATCTTCGCCAGCCGGAGAAGGAAGCGCCGACGCTTGCACTTCGGACGTATACGGAAAAGAAAGCGCCGATCGCGCCGAAGGGTTACAAGCTGGTGGAAGCCCGCGCGACGAAGTGGGGCTACATATATTATAAATATGTACGCGAACCGGAGAAACCGAAACGCCGGAAGAAACGCGAATAGCGGGAACGCCCGAAGGGGCGCAATAAAAAGCCTTGTAAATGTGTAAAGTTTTACGACCAGCGCTTTTCCTTCCGGAAGATTGATTTTATTTATTCCCCGTCGCCCGCTTTTTAGAGATCACGAACGCGCGCATTGTCAAGGGTGCGAAGCACGGCGAAGCCGCTTGCCCTTGATAATGAAAGCGCGGGAGTGATAAAAGCGGGAAGGCGGCGGGGATATAAAATCAATCGTGAAGGATCGGTTCAGAAAACGGATCGAGGAAGCCCGCCGGATCGCCGATAGATTTATTCCTTTAAGCCCGTTCCCCCCCAGCGGGGGGCGGAGGGGGGAGAAAAAGAAAGAAGGTGAACAACGTATGCTTGAATTGAACAAGCTGTATAACATGGACTGACAGAAGAAGCGCGTATGCGGCAATCCGAAGCATAACCGGAAAGAGCATATCCGGAAAAGCTGGGACAAGACTATTCCCCCGCCCGAATACTTCCGCGAATTGGAACGCGTTTCAAAAGCGCAAGTGATATGGGGCGGAAATTACTTCGTTCCGTATCTTGAACAAGGGCATAAAGGCTGGCTTGTATGGGACAAGGGGCAACACGGCTTGACAATGAGCGATTGCGAATTAGCATATACCAGCTTCGACACGCCGACGCGCGTTTTTGTCTGCAATCGCGTTGAATTGCTGAACGACGGGACAATTCACCCGA